AACTTAATTTACTTAGATGAGTTTGCATTTGTTCCAACGCATGTACAAGAAGACTTTTTTGCTTCTGTATATCCTACGATATCATCTGGTCAAACATCTAAGGTATTAATTACATCAACCCCAAATGGGTTGAACTTATTTTATAAGCTATGGCACGATAGCGAACAAGGACTAAACGAATATAAACGTATAGACGTTCATTGGTCAGATGTTCCCGGAAGGGACGAAGAATGGAAAGAACAAACTATACGTAATACGTCTGAAGGACAATTCAGACAAGAGTTTGAATGTGAATTTATAGGATCCACAAACACTCTTATTAGTCCAAGTGTACTGAAGAGACTTGTATATGAGACACCAGTACATCAAAACGAACACGTTAGAGTATATGAGGAACCGAAAGAAAATCATATATATACTATATTAGTAGATACTGCAAGAGGCGTATCAGGAGATTATTCCGCTTTCGTTGTTGTTGATGCATCAGACTTACCACACAAAGTAGTTTGTTGTTATCAAAATAATGAGATACCGCCTATGCAATATCCACAAATCATAGAGAGCTTTGCAAAATCATATAACAATGCTTTTGTATTAGTTGAATCTAATGATATAGGAATGGCTGTCGCTGAGACATTACATTCCGATTTAGAGGTAGATAATATATTAATGTCTGCTTCTAAAGGTAGAGCTGGTCAGGTATTGTCGTCTGGATTTGGTGTAGGACAGCAATATTTGGGTGTTAGAACAACCAAACAAGTAAAACGGAATGGTTGTTTACATTTAAAGACGATAATAGAGAAAGATCAGCTTATTATTAATGATTATAAAATCTTAGAAGAGCTCACCCATTTTATACAAAAGAATGAGTCCTTCGAAGCTGAAGGTGGAAATCATGACGATTTAGTCATGTGTTTAGTTTTATACGGCTGGTTAGTCGTACAAGATTATTATAAAGAGCTAATAAGCTCAGATATTAAAAAGACAATACAGGACCAAAACGCGAAAGTAATAGAAGATGATATGGTCCCGTTTGGATTTATAGAAGATGGCATATCAGATATTCCAGATGGTTATAGCCAAGAAGGAAGCTGGTAATAGAGAACCGTGATTCTATAAATATATCCAAACAGTTTATTGACATATTAAAGGAGACAGAAAATGGGATTTCAAGTTAGTCCTGGTGTTAATGTCAGCGAAATCGATCTAACTACAGTTGTACCTGCAGTATCTACTACTGAAGGTGCTATTGCTGGTGTCTTTAATTGGGGACCAGTAGAACAACGTGTGTTAGTTGATTCTGAGACAACACTAGTATCACGATTTGGTAAACCAACCTCCGATAACGCAGAAACTTTCTTTACTGCTGCTAACTTCTTGGCATATGGTAACAAGTTGTATGTTGTGAGAACTGTGTCTTCTGGTGCTAAGAACTCTACCGGAGTAGCTAATACTTCTGGAACAACTGGGGTTCTAATTAAAAACCAAGACATATTTGAAGAAGGCGGACTGTCATTTGATGCTAATATCAAAGTTGCTGCTAAGTATGCTGGTACTGATGGAGACTCATTAAGAGTTGAGATTTGTGATTCCGCTAATGCTTACAGTCAAGATATTGATCCAGCATGGGGTGGTGGTTCTTCTAATAATGCTTCTTTAAATCCTGCTGACTCAGCCACTCATTTGGCTATGTCTGTTGGATCTAATACAGCAGTATTAAAATTAACCGCTGTTGATTCTTCTATCTCAAACTCAGCTCTATCAACACTTGCCGACGCAGTAGTTGCAGATATTCAAGTTGGCGATCTCGTAGTAGTTGGTAATTCCTCAATCGGGGAACAAAATTTAGAAATAAGCTCAATAGCTGCATCTGGTTCAGATACATTTACTGATGAAGGAAGTAGCGTATTCAGCGTTAAAAGAAATATATCACTTAAGAATAGATTTACTCTATCTAGTGATATCAATATGGGTACAATCAAACGAAGATGGAAGTATTTCGAATCATTCGACGCCGCACCTGGCACTACAGATTATGTCTCCGACAGGTCTGGAGTTGGTGATGAGTTACACGTCATCGTCGTAGATGAAGATGGAGTCATTTCCGGAGTACCAGAAACAATATTAGAGTCTTGGCCTTCAATGTCAAGAGCCACAGACGCTAAAACAGAATCAGGTGATTCTAATTATTACTATGATAAAATAAATCAAAGCTCAAGCTGGATTTACTTTGCTAATCATCCTGCAGGTTCTTATGCTACAACAGCTAGCGCATCAGCTGCGTTATCAACAGCACTACCTTATAGATATTCTTTCTTAGGTGGTAATAATGGTAACAATGAAGGTGCTATCAGCTTAGCAGACCTAGCAGTTGGATACGATATGTTTGCAGACTCTGCAGATGTAGATGTATCATTAGTAATGCAAGGTAGATCAGTTGGCGGATCCGTTGGTGAAGGTCTTTTCAATTACATTATTGACAATGTAACAGAGAAAAGAAAAGATTGTGTTGCTTTCGGTTCACCTGCTAAAGCAGACGTAGTTGGTGTTACATCAGCTTCTGATGCAGCAGATAATATCGTAGAATATAGAAACGCCGCAAGATCAAGTTCATATGCCGTGTTAGACAGTGGATATAAATATCAATACGACAAGTATAATGATGTATATAGATACATTCCACTTAACGGTGATGTCGCTGGACTAGTTGCTAGAACAGACGACGAAAGAGATGCTTGGTTCTCGCCTGGTGGATTTAACAGAGGTCAAATTAAAAACGTTGTTAAGTTAGCTTACAACCCAAGACAAGCTTTTAGAGATGTTCTTTATAAAGCTGGTGTTAACCCTGTTGTATCATTTCCAGGACAAGGAAACGTCTTATATGGTGACAAAACATTACTAGCTAAGCCAAGTGCTTTCGATAGAATCAACGTAAGAAGATTGTTTATCGTACTTGAGAAAGCTATTAGTACAGCTGCTAAGTTCACATTGTTTGAATTCAATGATGAATTTACAAGAGCTCAATTTGTTAACCTTGTAGAACCTTTCCTTAGAGATGTCCAAGGAAGAAGAGGAATTTTCGACTTCCGCGTAGTTTGTGACGAATCAAACAATACTGGTGAAGTAATTGATAGAAACGAATTTATTGGTGACATATAT